ATAAGTAAATATTACAATGAAGAATCAACAACCGATAACAGAGGTGTCCGAGTTAGTGGAGGTGCTTAATGAGTTATAAAACACTTATTAATAACAACATCACTAATGCATTTAGTTTAGTTGGAGATTTAGCTGAAGATATACAGTTTACAAATGTAACCGTTACTGGTTATAATTTTAATACACAAACTGTAAATAGTTCAAGCACATCACCAATTACCGTAAAAGGTATTATCAGCAAAAGTTATAAAACTAATGATGATAAACCAAGATTAAATGCGGATATAATGTTAAAATCTACTGATATTGATTCTAAAGTTTTGGACAATTATGACAGTGTTATATTTGGCGGTAAAACTTATTCAATTAATAAATATGAAGATAACGGTTACTTACTAAGTATTGAAGTAGGAAGGGAGATTTAATATGGCAACAATATCACAATTATTGACTTCTGTAGAAAATCTTTTTACTACAAGTACTTGGACTTCTCATAATATAAAAGCATTTCCTGCAAACTATCAAGGCGAATTAAACGCTGATGAATGGGTGCGGGTTAGTGTATTGCCTTTTTCATCCGAACTTGCTTTTAATACTGATGTATCAGCTAACGGACAAGTAGTATGTCAAATCTTTGTGCCAGCAGGCCAAGGAATGAAACGTGCTTATGAAATTGCTGATATATTAAAAAGCTTGTTAGATAGGAAAGAAATTTCTGGGTATCTGCAAACAACTAATAGCTTTATAACAAACATCGGAATTGACGCAAAAGATTCAGGTTTATACAACGTGAATTATACTGTCAATTTCATTTCAATTTAACCTAAAAATATAAAGGAAAAATACAATGGCTCTAATATCAAATATAGGTGCTGGAATTTTCACTAGTCTGAAATTCAAAGCGGATAATAACTTTACGTTACCAACTAATGACACAACTCACCAAGCATTTATTGCTAGTGGTGGTGACTTTAATGGTTCAACTGCGGTTACTAATGTAAGAGAGTTTCCATCTTTTGGAAAACCTGCTAATATTGTAAATGTACCAAGTTATGGTCAATCAGTTAGTTCTCAAATTCAAGGACAATCTGATGCTCCGACTATGGAATTTACAGTAAACTATGTACCTGGCTCGCATGGTGCTATTCAAGCACTTGTGCAAGATGGTAATACATATGTTTATCAGATAGATGTTAAAAACGCTGAAACAGGCGATAACGCAGCATTTTATGTAAAAGGACAATTTGCATCATTTGAAGTATCTCCAAACTTGACTGATTCTAATCAGGCAACTATTACGATGAGTACTCAAGGTGATTACGTTGGCCCTTTTGCTGATTAATAAATTTTTTATGTTGGGGTTTAAAAGCCCCAGCATACAATTAGTATAAGGATAAAAAATGAATGATAATAAACCGTTTAATAAATATTATGTGTTAAGAATAACTTCTTTACATATAAAAAAAGCAATTGATACATCTATAAGAAAAACGTATGAACGTTTAAAAGATGTTACAAGTAAAGTTGAAGTCTTTGAAACATTAGATGTTCTACATAAAATTAGAAAATTAATGGAAGATTTTGAATCAAATAATAAACATTTATATAAAAAACCAGAAGAGGTAGAGAATGAAACACATAAAGATAATAGACATAAAGAAGAAGGTTCCGTTCATGGAACAGGAAGTGGAAATAAAACAACTGACAGTTAAGGGTGTTAAAGATTTACAAAAACTTTTAGACGCTAGTAAAGATGATTTATCTGGTGTATCTACGTTAAGTGCAATTTTTAAATCTACTGTAGTTGGTGCTGAAACTATGAAAGATAAAGATTTTGAGCAATTCCCAATACAAGCATTAACAGAGTTATCTAATCAGATACTTTTATACAATGGATTAGGTGCTAAAGATGATAGTGGTGCTGAGTTGGGGAAGAAGAGTTAGCAGAATATGAAATGGCTCATCAACTAGGTGTAACTTTAGATACTATATATAATATGTCATTTAAAGAATACATTGGTTGGATTTCTTATTTTAATCAAAGACCTTATGGTTGGAGAGAAGATCATAGATCTGCTATAATAGCACAAACAACTTATCAAGGCACTAAACCTTTAAAGATAAAAGATTTATTTCCATCTTTAAAATTATTAGAAAATAGTTCTGAAAATCAAAATGTTAAATTAAAAATAGGTTTTGAAGAATTAAAAAATATGGTAAATAAAAAATCTAAAACATAATAGATATGGCGGGTAAAACCGCCTGTCTTGAAAGGGTTTTATGAGAGATACAAAAAAATTAGAAGAATTTAGTAAAGCTTCTAAACAAAATTTAAAAGAAAAAGATTTATTTAAAAATCTTAAAAAAGAAGTAGAAATTGGTGCTAACGGTACTCAAAAATATGTAATTAAAAAGGGTATCAATAAAGGTAAGGTAATATAATGGCTGGTGTAAAAACTATTGGATTAACTGGTATAACTGTAGCTATGAATGATAGGGTTGATAAATTTGCAGAAAAAGAATTAAGATCTAGATCATTAAAAGCTTTAGCAGATGTTAAACTAATGACACCTGTAGATACTGGTGCAGCTAGAAATAGCTGGTATATTGGATATAAAGAACAATATTTTGATAATTCTAAAGGTGAAAATAACCCTACATCTAATATACAAGTATTAGTTCCTAGAAATAAACCAGGTGAAATATTTGTAACTAACGGTGTTACATATATACAATTACTTAACGAAGGTAGTTCTAAACAAGCACCCATGAAATTTATTGAATCTGCTTTTAGTAAATACTTTAAAAACGTAAAAGTTGAATACGTTAATAAATAACCGAGTATAGATATAAAAATTATATTAACACGGAATAAAAATAAATAATGGCAAACGCTAAAATTGTAATTGATGTAGATGTCTTAGGACAAAAAGCCATACTGGCTGCGTCTAATCAATTAAAAAACGTAGGAACAAATGCTAGAGTAGCAGATGCAAGATTAAAAAAATTACAAGCTAGTGCTGCTAATGCTTCAAGAGCATTTTCAACATTAGGTACTGCACTTAAGGTAGGTGTTGCAGCGGGGATAGGTGCAGCTACTATAGGTTTAGGTAAATTTGTTTCAGATACTTTTAGTGCGGGTACTCAAGTAGAACAACTACAAAATAGGTTTCAACTTTTATTTGGTTCTGTAGAAGAAGGTGGAAAAGCATTTGATAGTCTAGCAGCTTTTGCAGCTAAGGTTCCTTTTTCTTTAGAAGAAATTGCAGCGGGGTCAGGTAATCTTGCGGTTATATCTGAAGACGCTAAAGATTTATCTAAGATTATGGAAATAACGGGTAACGTTGCTGCAGCTACAGGTTTAGATTTTCAACAAACAGCAACACAAATACAAAGATCATTTGCTGGTGGTATAGCTTCTGCTGATGTGTTTAGAGAACGTGGTGTTAGAGCAATGTTAGGTTTTGAGGCTGGTGTAAAAGTATCAGTTGAAGAAACTAAAAAAAGATTTTTTGAAGTGTTTGGCCCAGGTGGTGAGTTTGGTAATGCAACTAAATTACTTGCTAACACACTTACTGGACAAGTATCAATGGTACAAGATAAGTATTTTCAATTTAGAAGTATTGTAGCTAAATCATTTTTTGAACCATTAAAAAAACAAATAAAAGATTTAAATAAAGAATTAAGCGGTAACCAAAAACAATTAGAAAAATTAGCTAAAGAAATAGGTGGTAAATTAGCTGTCGCATTTAAAAATATAGAAAGCGGTATTAGATTTCTTATAACTAATTTTGATAAACTTGTTTTAGCAACAAAGGTATTTATAGGACTTAAACTTGGTGGTATTGTAGCTGGAATTGCAGCACAATTTATATTAGCTAGTAAAAATATATTAAGATTTTCTAGTTTATTATTGTTATCTAATAAAAGATTAAAAGTATTTAACATATTGGTAAGAGCAAATCCTTTAGGTATGTTATTAACTGCGATTCAATTAGCTGTAGTAGGATTAGTAGCTTTTAGAGATGAACTTAAAGCTATAGGTTCTTACATTAAAAGTAAACTTGATCCTCTTCTTATAAAATTAAGAGGTGATTTTAAAGCTTTTGATGATGCTGATTTAGATTTTTTTGATGAAGATAAAGCTGTTGAAGCGATAAGAAAACAACAAAAAGGTGTAGAGGATAGTATAAGATCATATAAAAGATTAACTCAGGCACAGAAAGAAGCATTTTCAGGTGGTTTTGAAACAAGAGCTGATAAGTTTAGAAAATTTGAAAGATCTGGGCCTCAAGACGATATGGCATCAGAAGCAAAAGCTGCTCAAGAAGCAATAGCTAAAAAGAATATGGCAATAAATGAACGTATTTTTAGTATGAACAGATCTATGGAACGTGATCAAGCTAAAGCAAGAGTGGCTGCACAAGAAGCTACAACTAGGGCTGTAGAAGAGTATAGAAAAAAATTAGCTTTTATAGGAATTGAATCTAAAGCAATTGCTGGAATTATTAGTGATTCTTGGTTAACTGGTATTAGAGAAGGTAATTCATTATTAGAAATAACTAAAACAGCATTTAAAAATGTTTTTGTTTCTATATCCGATATGCTAGTTAAGAGATCTGCTGAACTATTAATTGAAAGATTATTTATACAATTTGCTGATCAAAAAATTATTAAACAGAGACAATTAAATGCTGAAGTTAATAAACAAGGAACTTTAATGGATACTATAATTTCTAAAGGTAGTAGTTTATTTAGTTCTATGGGTGGTAGTAAAATAGGTGGTTTATTTAGTAGTTTATTTGGAGGAGGTGGAGGATCTAATCTTATGGGATTAGGTTCAAAAAAAGGGTTTTTTGGTATGAATAAAGGTGGTGTTGTACCTGGTGGTGCACCATACACTGATAGAATTCCTACTATGTTAACACCTGGAGAGGTTGTTATACCTAGAAATAAAACTGATAATGCAATGGGATCAACTAGTATAACAAATATTAATATAAGTGGTAATGTAGATCAAAGATCAATTGATCAAATTAAAGCTGTAATATCACAATCATCTGCTGAAGTAGGTGGTGCAAATAGAACGTTTCAAAGAAATTCACAAGGTGTAAGGGGAAGGAGTAGATAATGGCAACAAGTTCAATATTCAAATATGCTAATGACATATCAATAAATAGAGCCGCTCCGTCTGCTAGATCTGTTAGTACTGGTGGTTATGCAAGAACGCATAGACTAGGCCCAAGTATTATATCATTAGATGTAGATCTTCCTATTTTATCTGAAGAACAATATTTAGAAGTTGAGAATGAATTATTTTCAATAGATGATGGTATTAAATTTTTAACAGCTAATATAAGCTCTAATAATGGTAATAATATTATGTCAGGTGTTACTACACCATTAGCTACAGGATCTACTAGTATTCAATTTTTAACTACAGATTATACAAGTTTAAGAACAATTGTTTTATGTAATTTACAACCTAATGTTGAAAAAATATTTAAGGTTGGTGATTTTATACAATTTGCAAATCATGCTAAAGTATATCAAATATCTAAACCTATAAATGAATCTGGATCTTATTTTAGATCAAGTAGTGGTGGAACATGTAAAGTTAGATTATCTACACCATTATTATCTGCTATAGGATATAATGGTTCTGCATCAAGTGGTTATACTAATTCATTTTATATTGTTAATGGTAAAGGCGATAATGCAGAAATGGTTGAATATGATTTTGATGATGGTACATTTTCAAATCCTACTCCTCCTGCTGTATTTCCTACAGGTATATTTACATTTGTAAATGCAGGTACAAATACACCATATCAATATACTGATGGTACTCAAGCAATTGTACATATTCCGCCAGGATTATTTACAGTTACTGATATTGCAAGTTATTTAGATGCTTGTGCTAATGGTATAGGCGGTACTTCTGGGCCGTTTGCAAATATATCTCAATCTAGAGCAGACCAAAATAATAAATTAACACAAGTTGTATCTGGTGTTTCATCTACAGGTGTTGGGCCTCCAAATGATAAATTTCTTTTTGTATTTAAATTACCAAATGTAAGAGTTCAATTAACTACAGTATCTTATACTGGTGCTACATTAACTAATGAAACAGTTTTACAAACTATAACAAATCCATACAGAAATGGTTTAATTACTTTTAAAAATTCTGATGGTACAACTTTAAAAGATAGAAATGGTAATGATGTAACAATTGTTTTGCCTTCTTATTTACAAAATGCTTTACAAATTTATAACTATATTAACAATACAATATTAGCTACAAATTCTACACATGTATTAAAAACACATAATATTATTAAACAAGTAACTTCTCCTACAGCTGCTTTTCCCGAAGTTTTTGGTGAAACTGAAACTGATCATGTAGGTTATTTTACTTTACAATTTGGGCCTGAGTATGGAGATATAACAATGGAATTAACTACCTCAACTGGCCCTGTTGCAGTTAATTATAATCCTATTACAAAATTAAGAGATGTAGTTCAAGCTGTTCATCCTTCTTCAAATCAAATTGAAATAGATAATCCAATAGAAACATATAATGTTGGAGATTATTTACAACCTACTAGTAGCTTAGTATCAACTAGTGATGTTCAAAGAATATTAAGTATTTTTGTTGATCCAATTTTAAATATAGCTTTTATTGATTTTGATACATCTTTTAATGCAAGTGTTGGATCTGCTTGGAGTAATGCTTCAGGAAGTAATACAATTCAAAGACATTTAAATACTGCGACTACTACAACTACAACAGGTCTTATTCAGCTACTTGATACTTATCAAACAAGCACTTTAAATATTGCTAATTTTACTACAGTTAAAACTGGCCCTGATGTTAATTTAAAATTAATGTTAACTAAAAAACCTGCTGTAACTATTATACCTAAAAATGAAACAGAAAATTTATATAAATATGATAAATTCGAATTTCAGGAGGTATTATAATGGTTAGAAGTATTAGTAATAATTATACAGCATCTGAAGGTGGATATCCTATACAGCTTATAGCAATACAACCTGATAGTGATATTAAAAATGCTTTACATTTAAATACATCTTCAAAAAGGTTAGAATTTTATTATGATTCTAATTATCACACATTTTATCCTGGTGCAGGAGTTTTAAAT